ATTCGTTTAAATGAGTTTAATTAAAGAAACAATATATAAGATAATAAATGAATGCAATATTTATCAAATAGTGAATTAAAACAAAGTTTAACTACCAATAAAAGAAGAAAGGAGGTGAATATGATAGTTATATTAGCAACATTTGAACAAAAAGAAGGAGTAAAAGTACAAATGCACGTTCCATTGAATGACGTAGAAATAACAAAACTCCCTCTAAGCGATAAAGAAGAAACAATGATTTTCGAAAGACTAGAGAAAGAATATCCGGATTACATTCCGGTAAGTATTGACTCAATTACATGGCAACCATAAGTGTTCTGTTTAGTTAGTTTAATTATTCTATAGAAGGATCAAGGAGTCGTGAGACTGTTTGATCCTATTTTATTTTCAATATAAATGGAAATCGAATTTGGACAGCAAATATTGGTGTTTTGTGCAGCGAGATTAATGTCTAGGCAGTGTATCGACTAATTTACTGAGATACAGAAAGATCAATATAAATGGAAAAATAATAATGTAGCACATAAAAATATTTTAGAAATTTATGGTCGAAATTGTTGTCCAGTGTATCAAAAAGGTGTATCTTTACAGCGTCGAAAGAAATGAGACACATTAGTATTAACAATTAAAATTTTAACAACTATGACAACAAATGACAAAATTGAAGTGATGTTTTATTCAAATCGTAGAAGAGCTGAATTAACAGTTAAACAAGTAAATCCTACAATTCTAGTAGATGAACAAGGAAAAGAGTACTCTTACAAAGGTTATGAATTGTTCGAATCAAATAACGAGAATGAATATCCAGTCGGATGTGATTTCGATTTCGAAAGTTGTTACTCAGATCTGTACGATGAAGTGGCTGATAGAATAAGTGAGCTTGATCTCGAACAACTTAAAAAGGTATACAAAAAGATCAACGGTAACGAATATCGTTCTATCTTAGACGATGAAGATGATGAACGTGAATATTGTGAAGAAGAGATCTTTGAAGATCTACAGTCATTAGACAAATATGACGATCTTGCGGAAGTTTACAATTTCATATTGAGTCTCTAATAACAATGATTGAGTGGAACATTAAGTTCCACTCCTTCTAATAATTTAGTACCTTTAGGACATGAAAGATATCGCAGAAATAGTACGAGTTAGAATGTATGGCAGAATTTGCTATCAGGTCAATTTTATCAATGTAAGAACAGGAATGTATTACAATAGTTCATCACAACGATTCGATGAACTAGAGAAAGCAGTCGCTTATGCAAACGAGAATAGTTTAACGATAAAAATAAAGTAACAATGGAACGAAAGATTTATATAAATTACACAGAACTTATTAAAGTCTGTTCTTGGGAACAACAAACTACCCTACACAAAGCAATGTATCTATACGATCATTCACGAAGATACATCAAAAGAAGAGTAGACGGTAAGGATAATATTACCGTTTTACAGATAAAGTTCAATGACGAAGAGAAGTTGAACAAGTTCCTAGAAATTATGAGAGACGAACATATTGAATTAATAAATCCCGAAACAATGGAAAAGATTAAGGAGAAGATTAACGATTACGTACACATTGTGATCTCTAAAGATAAATTAGAGATAAGTGAACAATATGCATCAATTGGTGTATCAGGTCATAGTGTTTATAGAAACACTGATGAGTATACTTATGCGGTATCAAAGAACGAGCGTGATGGAACTGTGTTGCTAAAGAGAATAGAGGTCGAAACTAACAAGGAGATTATTCTTGACGCATTTGATTATAAGCTGTCGAAGATTGTAAACAGAATAGAAACATTTAAATTATCCTAAGCTATGACAAAAGAAGAATTCAATGAGAAGTGGAGAAATATTGTTATTCAAGTAGACGGTCCAATTGATATATCAATTGTAGAAGCGATCAATTGGATTACAAGGGCAAAGGTCTTTTATGATTCGAAAAAGTGTAGGAGACCAAAACCTATAGAAATTGCAAAAGACTTTCTAAGTATAGAAGACACTGAAATTATTACAAAGGAATCTTGGATGAACAAGTATTACAGTGGATTTTGTATAGATATGCCGATGTGTGAAAGTTTCAGAAGTTTAAATATAACATTAGACGAAATTGCTGTTGAATTTGATTGTGAGAACGTGATTTCGAACATGAATTTAACAAAAAGTAAACGCGTTACCGGTAATGTTTTTGTATCAGATAAATCGGTAAAAGAAGATGTAAATCTATCGTATCCCTATCCTACAATTCCGTTGATCGATTTTATTATGGATCTGAAGAAAATGTATCGTTGGCAATACATTTATAATTGGTTTAATGACGGAAAGAATTTTAAGGTGATTGTATATTCAGCATTTCTTTTTGAAGATGAAGAAGTAACACCGAGCAATCGCTGTAATGATATTTTTGTATCAAAAGATCAGAAAAGACTCTTCTATATTAAGAATAACAATGACGTAAAAACAGTTTTTTGCGTTTACGATGTTGTTGGTGAGAGTTTTCGTTGTACAGATCTTTCACAGAAATATAAACAAATAGTTCGTAAACAAGTTTTTAATTATAAAGGAATGTTGTATATCCAACTGATTGATAACTTATATATAGCGAAAGATAAATCGGAAATTATAGAACTTAATACTGTAGATACAATTTTCAACATCTACAATTCAATCGAAAAGAGGACCGAAAATAACGACAGTGTTGTTGAGGAGATAACAAAGTAGTATCTTTACAGCATTGAAAGGAGAACGAAAGAGTTTGATAAACAATTTATTATTAATCCATGTTATACTTTTAATTATATCACACAGACGAATCGTTCTTCTTTCCTCTATTGAATATTAAATTAAACAGTTAAAAACAATGAAAACAAAAGAGAAAATCAGAAGAGAATTAAAAAAAATTCTTTCAAACAAAGAGCTTACGATTGATTTCAATCAATTTATTGAAAAGAATGATGAAGATGTTGTTAATGACGCTGTTTTTAAAACAATTGCGATTCTAGAAGAATGTGATTTTGCATTTCATCTAACAGCATTTCGTACTAAGAACGGTCAAAAGGCAATCAAAATTAACGTTGAAGGTGAATCATCTCTACATCAAATCGAGTCTATGGAATATTGTGACTTCGAAATGTTAGTTGAAAGTTGGGCGAAACCGAATGATCTTAAAGAACTCGTTGAAGCATTAGAAGACGGAGTATTGTTTGAGTTAGGAGACGATGAAGGACTTATTAAAGAAACAATTTCACATCTCGAAATTTCACCTATTAATTTTGGACTTTCAATTGAAGAAGACGGAAGTACTTCAATCATGCCTGAAAGTTATCCGAAAATTCTTTTCACTGTATTTTTGTCGGACGAAGAACTTAAATCAATTATCGATAAATCAAAATGGGACAAAAAAAAGACTTCTGATGATGCTAAGATGACAACTGAGGTCAAGTATCAATATAAAGGTAAGGAGTTCGATTTCGCTGTTCTTGTTGACGAGGATCGTTATGTTTTCTTGAGCAAAGATCGTAATAAACTTCTTATCGTTAACAAACAAGGTGAGGTCACTGAATTCGTTGATTTGAACTCTAAAGACAAATGACGATAGAGGTTTTGAGTGAATTGGAAAAAGTGCTACAGACTAAGTGTCCTAAAGTAGCACTTTTTGATCTTGGAACATATTACACAGTCTGCACACCTTCACGATCATGGGAGGGTAAAGTAGATGAAGAGATTCTAGTCGAATCTCTTGTTCTAAAATGTCGATTCGTTGTCTCGTTAGACGAAAATCAAAATAAGTGTTGGAAGATCAAAGATATTAATGACGTAGATTATAAAGAATTTATTGGATAAAATTATGAACAACAATCAAACAACAAACGATGTACGTTTTTCATTATTTTGCTTAGAAGTCGCACAGGCAGGTATTGCATTGAATATGCAGGAGTTGAGAACAATTTATCAGGCAGCACGTAAACTTGAAGGTTGGTCTGAAGAAGATTTTCAAAATGCACAATCTGTCAATGACTATGTTCAACAGGCACAGAAAGCTGTCTCTAGTGTCAATAAGTACAAACAAGTTGTCGAAGCGATTGCTTTCAATATCATTACAAAGAAGTCTGTAGACGAGTTGGATAAGAAAGATGACCTTATCGAATATGTTGGTAAGGTTAAACGTATCGCATCTGTAATGGCAGAAGAGTTTATGGAACCGGATGAACGACTTGAAAAAGTCGCAATTGAAGGCAGAAGAATGATCGAACACTTTATTGATCAATGGAAGAAAACGTCATTTGAACCGAAAGTAGAAGAAATTAAAGAAGGATGAGAACCTTTTTCTATTCATAACTAAATTGAATTGAGTACTTTTACAGAGTAGAAGTTATATAAATTATTAGTAAAAGTTGAAGTTGAAGAGAGTTCGTTGACAGTAAAATGTTGGCGAACTCTTCTTTGTTAAATCAAAGCAATTATGATGAATAGAGTTGAACTTATAAGTGAGGTTAAAAAGTTTTTCAAACTCGAAGAACTTGTCTGTAAACACGTTATGAATAAATATAACGAAACACAAATATGGTCATTCTTCTCTACACAAGCATTAGAAACCTTACTTGTCTTGAGACGTGATATTATTAAGAAACCGTTTATCATTAATAATTGGAAATCGTCATCAGGAAATTATACTCAAAGAGGACTGCGTTGCAATCTCTGTCAAATCCCTAAAGAAAAGACAAGACTCGAAAAGGTCTATATGAGTGCTCATTGTACAGGTAATGCGTTCGATATTACTGTTGTCGGTATGAGTGCTGAAGATGCACGAAAATTGATTGATCTCAATAAACATAAACTCCCTTATCCTATTCGTCTTGAAAAAGATGTGACTTGGTTACATTTTGACGTTTATGATACGGGAACGTGGGACAAAATAACTTATTTCAAAGGATGATCTAACATAAAAATTAAGTATAACATGGATTTACCTACTGGAACGAAGGCAGTACTTGAAACTGCAGAAGGTGTCAGTAATTATGGCATCACGATTATGATATGCGCTCTATTTCTCGTAATAACGGGAATGATGTGGTTTTTTGTTTTCAAATGGTTTAGACACTTGATTGAAGGTATTGTTACTCGACAAGAAGAAACAATGCAGACTTTACTCAATGAGACTAAACAACAAAATAGTGTCTTAGCTGACATTAACGAAGGACTAAGACCGATTTCACAAATGCAGATCAGTTCAATATGTAGTAACTTTTTTGATCTCGATTGCGAAAAATTGTGTCGGCTTGTTAAAACTGTACGTGCCGAAAACAATATCGATGACCGAGAAGCTACTCGTAAGAAGATCGAAACACGTGTAGGAGCGATTTTCAAAAATCGTAGTATTGAATATAGTAATTTCATGTTGCGAGGACGAAGATTAAGCGACTATATGAAAATGGAGTGGGTTAAAAAGTTTGTCGAAATTATCGAAAATGAAATTTATTCACCTACAGGTGAAAACAATGCTCGTGCGTATGCAAACATTAAAACAGGCATTGATGAAATAAAAGCAGAATTTACATTGGAACTCAATAGTTAGGCTTCTTTATCTATCATTTGTTTTCAGGTTGAGATCGTAGTTGATTCTTGTTTAATTCAAGTTTCGCTACGATCTCTTTATATTCCTATATTTCAATGATTAAAATGTGTTTAAACTCGTGGTCAAATATTAATAGATCTTAATTTAGGCTATAAAGTTGACGAATGTGTTGCTACACGTGTCACAAAGGTGTATCTTTAGGCATCCGAAAGGAACAACAGAGTACTAACAATTAAAAAATAAAGACAATGAAAAAGTTTAACGCAAGATTAGGACGTATGGTAACTTATAACTTTTACCCAGTAAAAAATTCGTTATCGAGAAAATCAATCCTAATGGAACACTTGATTTAGCAATGGGTACTTGGAAAGTATTGAACGTTAAAGTTGAAGATGTTTGTAGAAAAGTAAATAAGTAATAACAATTAAAACATATAAGATATGACCAAGAAAGAATTAATTGCAGCACTTGCAAATGTAAATGATGACGCGGTGGTATTGTTTGGCACGAAAGAAATTCAGTTTTTCGGTGCATTTGCTACACAGGTATATATTAACTGGGATAGTAATGAGGTTCTTATAGCCAATAAGCACACAGATGCCACAACACCAGTTTACTGCGAGTTATTACATGAGGATAAAACGCATTAACATAAATCGGCAGGGCGAAAGCCCTGCGCAATATAGAAGAATATGAAAGCAATTATAGAATATACGCCAGTGTTTGAAACGATAGAAGAACAATTCTTTTTCATCATTTTACTTGAAACTATCACACGTTCTTATGATGAAGAATCATTAAGAGAGAATATAAACGCACTCTTTAAAAGAATTAGAAATTCTAGAAGTTATGTGTTTGGTTATGGATCTCATCATTTATGGGTGAAGAAATCAGGTGACTCGAAAAGATCAATAATAGTTGAATTTTAATCAAAAATAAATTTCGCAAAAGTGTTGCCTGTGACATAACAAAGTAGTATCTTTACAGCATTGAAATAATTCAACAACAATTTAAATTTAAAGCGATATGAAAACATCAGAAGAATTGCAGAACATGAAAGTAGTTGATCTTAGATCTTATGCTAAAGAACTTGGTATCAAAAACGTTAAGACGTATGTTAAGGAAAATTTGATCAAAGAAATCTTAATCAAAGAATCTGTATCTGCAAAAGATATTCAAGGGATCCTAAATGAATTGAAGAATAGCGATTTTATAGGTGAGGAACATTGGCTTTATGACCCTACAATCTTTACTGACCGAAAGACAGGAGAAGAAAGTATAAGACTATCAAAACAGTATTGGGCAAAAGACGGAAACGATTTCAGAAAAGTTGAAGAAGAAGAAATGGAAAGCAATCTTCGCGAGTTGAAAGAAAGATACGGAGACTGCTTTAGAATTGAAAATAAAAATTCTCATGTATTGTGGATAAAGTCAAAGAAAGGTAAAACACAACCTAAAGCCGAAGAACCGGTCGTTGAGGTCGAAGAGTCTGCTAAATCAATTGAGATCAATCCTATGATTACAGAAGAACCTTCTTTCTACGAATTCGTAGAAAAGCATAACGGTACAATTGTTATCGAGACTAAAGAAGACTCTACAAAGATTTCGATCAATTTCTCTAAAGAGAGTTATAAAGCCGCTGTTCAAGAATATAAGGATAGCAAAAAGTTTAAGACTAATTTCTATTGCTTTGACAATGCTTTACATTCAATCATTCTCTATCCTAAGAAATCTGTTGAACGTAAAAAACGCACTGAAAGCGATATTCCTAATGGACCTCAGTCACTTGCAATTTACAATATGATGATCGAGCATCCGACTTGGACTCACTATAAAATTAAGTCATTGCTTAATTGCACTTATACAAATGTTCGTAGAGTTTATTTAAAATATATTAAAGGTACAGAATATGATAAAAGATGATAAACCAAAGTACTGCAGTGGTTGCGGTAGATTTCTGCCGCGCACTGAGTTTTATCGAAGAAATAATAGTGAAAATAGACCTTATTTGGTATCGCGATGTAAATCATGTAGAGCTCTTTACAATAAAGAACACAAAGAGGAACGTGCTGCTATGCAGAGAAAACTCAAACACGAGTATATAGAACAAGCTCGAAGATTGAAAAACATTGAACGTGACAATCCTCAATACTTCAGAGATCAAGGGATCATTCTTCCACCTATATCACGAATGGCTCGTAGAGCAGGTATTTTGAATCGTTATAAAGAGTTTTGTAGTAGACTTATTCATCTTTCTAGTATGATTGCTTGTCTATTTGAATCTGAAGCAATTGAAGATGTACAAGAAACACTTTCCGTGTATGTTAAAGAGCGGGATGAGTTAATTGAAGGTTTAAAACAGTTTGTAAAAGAGAATAGATATAAGAACTAATGGAATTAATGGTGTATGCTAAAGCATTTATTGCTGTACTTATTTCTGTGCTTTGCTATGGATTATGGATAATTGCACTTGCAAAGTTTGTAAAAGATTTTTCAGAATTTAGTTTAAATGAAAATCTTTTGATCGGTCTTATTCTAATTATATCGTTAGTTGCTATTGTTTTTATAAGTCAAATTTTAAGAAGTAGTTTATGAAGAATCTTTGGTTCAGATTTAAATTGATTATTATCGTTATAATTGCATTTATAATCATTTCGATGATCTTTGGTTCAAATAATAATCCTATTAAAGAAAACAGTTATGAAGAAAGAAATACAGATATCGATGGATGTAGAATTATATCATTTATCTAAAGAAGAAATTAAGTCCATAGAAAAATGGTGTGTTGCGAAGAATCTCATGTGCGTTGTTGACTGTGATATTGTTCGTATATGGTCACTTACAGAAAATGACTATCAAAGTTTAAAAACAACATTAAAAATGATTAGATTATGATTAACCTGATAACTCTATTGATCGGCATGATATTGGTAAGCGTAATAGTTGCATGTTTAATTGTCTTTAAAATCCACGGAAGCATTCAAGATGTTTTAAAGACTATTGCAGATCTATATGACGAAATTGGAACTCAAACAGATCTACAATCTAGTATGGACATGAGATTGCGTATAAGACATATCGAAATGCTTAAAGCAATATATGCAGAATGTATTAAAGCTGAGGATTATGAAGGTGCTGAAAAGTTGAGAGAAGTCATTAAAAAAGAAGGAGATGAATTGAATGAAATATACGGTTCTTAAATTTAATTAGTATCTTTACAACAAAAATTCGAGAACTCTAAATAAGAAATATTATGTATCCAACAAGACAATGTATAGCTAATAAACAAGGAGATGTTTCAATTGTCAGTATATCAAGAGCAATAACAATAGGTACACCACAAGAAGACGTGGCGTTATCAAAGTTCACTTCGAGTGATAATGAAAATGAACCGTTTTTAATAATTCCTCTTACTAGTGGCGTTATCAAAGTTCACTTCGTACAGGCATCTTCACTTGAAGATTATGTTATTTCTGAAGTTGAAGTCAATGCTTCTCTTGGTTATCCTCTACCTTATTTGGTTGATAAAGTGTTTAAAGACGGTACTACAGCACAATTTAATATTGGTTATTGATCTATGATTGGAATCGGAACTATTTTCAGACGAAGGGCAGGAAGCGGTGGACCGCTTCCGCCTGATTATGCGAAATGGGTGAAAGAGCACATGGTGTTCTGGTATGATATGTCAAAGCCTGTGGATGTTTATGTTCCCAGCGTTACTTATGCAAACCAATTTGTAATTGAAGGGGGTAAGATAACTTATGACAAAGCTATAAATAAGTGTACCATAACTCATACGCCTACTTCGAAAAACAGAAATTTTTGGCAAACTCCATGTGCCCCATCATCTACTATTGATTCTTATAGGATAAGAGTAACAGGATTACCTAAAGGATTTTATATACAGAGCGGTTATTATAGTAATAAAATAACCGCTGATGGGGAATATGATATTGATTCATATACTAATAAAACTACATCAACAATGTATCCCGGATTTTATTTAGCAGGTGATAATGTGGCTGATGTAGATTGTAATATTGTGGTAGAAGAAATACCTACAAAACAATCCGTTCCCACAAACGAAATACTAAAAGCTAATCCTTATTTGCAGGATTTCAGTGGAAACAACAGACCGCTTAAATTGAACAATTTTCTGTTTGCCGCAATGAGCGGTGTGGGAGGGTATGATATTGCTAGCACCAATATTCTACCCGATAGAGCAAATGTTACTGTTACGGATAACAGAATTATTCATATTACTAAAAAACTATCCACTACGGATAGCATGGTAAACATAGTTCCGGCAAACTCTAACCCAACGCATAAGTTTAAGGTTACAGGTCTTTCTGATGGCAGACAAGTTAGTTTGGTAAACAGAAATGGCGGATTTTATACTTTTGACAATGGAGAGCATGAGGTGACATTAACCTATCCCGAAGGAACCACTTCATTGTATAACACCATAGGAGTTACAGGGGATATAGGAGATATGGACGTAACAATAGAGTTCCTGCCTAAATATCCCAACGCCCTAATAACTGATGGAGTGGATGATTACGGTGTTGTGGAAAACTTTAAATCACTGCAAAATTACATGATGTTCTTCCAATGTGCTATCATAAGACCTACCGCTCTTAAAGGTATGTTCTCGACAACTTCAATAGCGGCAAGTAATCGAGGATGGATGTTATTGCAAGGACGAAGTGCAAATTCTGTAAAGTTCGGTAACTACGTTTATACAGACTTTAAGTTTACGCCTAGTGTAGAGGATAAAATCAGTTATGTTCTCTCGGCAAACAATGAATTAATGACTTGCTATGTAGGTGAAGAGAAGGCAACTCTAGCAGATACTTATGGACAAACTGGTACAAATATGTCATTATTCTTGGCGGATAGCAACAATAAGACTAGATTTGGCTCTATGGCGTTTTATAAATCTATTTTGTTCGATTCAGTTCCCACCAAGGAAACTGACGGATTCACCGAGCAGGAATTGATTGATTATGTACTTGAAAATTTGATAACACAATGAGATACATTATAGTAACAATAGAATGGTGTATGGAACATGGAATTGTTCCGCCCATCCACGCAAGAAGAAGTGTCGATGGAACAATGGTTCTGTTGCACGAGGATTTTATTGCACCCGTATTGGGAGATGAAGAGATTTCTTCTTACCTTTACGACAGCAATGAGTTAAGTGAAATTTTAAACAGCGAAGTATGGAACAATTCTCTTACACAAGAGGAAAATCAAAATATATAGATTTTCTTTGTGACTCTAACAAACTAGTGCTTCTTAGCGATACAAAAATTATTGCCGAGAAATTGAAACCTTTGTATGAAGACGTTCTTCAGTTTCCTGCTAAAGATGTTCTTGTTTTATTTCCAGGTCTCAATATTTCTAGTACAGGTCTTAAAAAATTGATAGAGAGAATTGATAACGAATCAGCAGTTCCTGTTAGTGATGTAAGATTAGATGATCTTTCGTCAGCAGCTTTTTTAGTTGATAAAGGACAAGTTATTTATGATTGTCCTGCTATGATCCTACCTTGGCAACGCCTTATCGAACTTCTTGATGATATCGATATTGTTGCATTGATGGACCCATTACAAACTAAGTAATTTCCTTTATTATTATAATATTTAAATTGTTGTTTAAGCCGGTTTGTTCGTGATGAATAGATCGGCTTTCTTAATAAATATTAAAATGAGAGATAAACTTTTAGTATCTGTTGGTCCGTTTTGTTAATAGGTGTATCTTTAGGCATCCAAAAGGAACAACAGAGTATTAAGATTAAAAACGATAAAAGATATGGAAAATCAAAAATAACTAATTTAATCTATGGAGGAATGTAATTATGAATGAAAAATTTTCTTATATAAAAGGAACGTCTAAATATATAGATTTTCTCTGTGACTCTAATAAGCTAATTCTTCTTAGTGATACAGATATTGTTAATGAAGAACTAAAAACTTTGTATGCAGAAGAGCTTCGATCTCCTGCTGAAGATATTCTTGTTCTTATTGTGAATACTAATATTTCTAAAGCAGGTAGAAAGAAATTGATTTCGAAATTTGAATCTGACAGAATATATCCTGTTAAACATTCTGAATCAATGGCTTTTTTGACTGATAGATATCGTGTCATTTGCGATGGTTCTACTTTAATATTACCTTGGCAACGCCTTGTTGAACTTCTTGATGATCTTGATAT